CTCCCTAAATAATATTCCAATTTTGTTTGTGCATGCTTAATTGATGTTGCTATCTGGTCTAGCTCTTCAGACTCTACATCGCCTGTGTCATTGATATATTCACTTGCAGACTGTAGATCTCTTAATACCTTCTCAAGCAATGGTGTCATCGCTCTGCCTGTTCTTACATCAATCCTCTTCATACATTGCCTCCGCTATGATGTCACGTCCGATCATCTCTGCGGCAACTCTCAATTGTTTATGCGCCCATTCCAATCGACCTTCTAAGCGCCTAGCATGCTCAAGAATTGCTTTACTGTCTTCTGTTCCAATGGGTAATGATGCTAGATGCTGATTAAGCTGTTCGATATTGTAAATCTGATTCATACTGAGATACCTCTGTCGTTTAATACACCCTCAATCATGTCCAAGTGATGCTTCTGCATGTACTTGTTTGGGACATGATAGCAACGTAACAGTGTAACATCGTCCATTGCTCTAAGCAATCGGAGATATTCTCCTGCTACCTTAGGGCTTTGATACATGGCCTTGTATGGCGCTGATTGATTCATGATGGCTCCTTTAGCTCATTCAAGTATTCTTGATATCTCTGTTCAATTTCTTGACCAAAGATTGAATAGTATATTGACTCTACACTCAGTCTGTTAAGTTCTTTTACTCTGTGGATCTCTTCAATGATCTCTTCGATGCAAAACTTCAACGCCTCATCGTAGTCGTCATCACAGCCTGTTTGCTTATCAATCATCTAGTTTCTCCTGTATTTTTGAGAGATAACAGTGTAGCAAGGTGTCTAAGGATTTGTCAAGATCTACGACAATATTTTCATCAACATCGCAAATCAAGCTGAAGCAAGGATCGTATTCACCATCACATCGAAATGCTCTCAGCTTCTTTGCAAGCTCCAATGCCAAGATAATTGTTCCTACTTGGTCCATGCTTTAATAGCCTCTTCTAAGTCTTTACAATAGAAACCAGATACACTTGGTTTACCTTCCTTAGGCTCAAGAGACTCAGCAATACTTTTGAATCTGCTATAGCCAAAGGTGTCACCTATCATATCAGCCTCTTCAGCTAAGAACAATGCCCATTGATATGCACTGTCTCCTGTTAAGCCTCCCATGAAGCTTTCACGTTGAACTGATGGAATTTTACCATTCATTCTGTGTCTCCTATGTAGTCTTTATAGTATCTAGTTATCTCAGTAATATATTTAATATACATAAATAACAAGATGACTAGATAACTAGTTACCTATATAGTATCTATATAGAGAGGGTATCACAAATTATCTTCAAAGTCAACATAGTCTTGATAATTAATATTCTCAGGATTATCAATAACTTCTATGTCATCATTAATGCTTTTATAACAAGTGTTACATAGATCTAGAAACTCACCAGATCTGCTTGATTTTCTTGTCGCTTCATAATCTGTTAGCGAAATGTCACATGCTTTACATCTCATTCTGTATTCCTTCTGTTATCTGTGGTATAATATTACTTGATCTGCTTTATCAATACAAGCCCTGATCTGCTCTATAATAATGAATGATCTGCAATAGAAAGTCAAGCCCTATAGGAGAAAAAATTTTAATTTAAATGAGAATCATTCGCAAATAACCAAAGGTTATATGCATATGAAAAAATATTATTAGACAATCGTTAAAGTTTTTGAGATTATAGCTTTATCGGATGCATCAAGGCGCCGATTAACTTAAACCTAAAAAGGATTATGAACATGAAAAATATTATTCAGAGTACAATTGAGTTTTTCAAGTATAACAAAGAAGAGCGGATTGCTCGTTATATGGTGCGTAGTTATTGGCCGGAAAATGAAGTTCAATTCAGCAAAGAGAAAAACGGGACAGTAAGGTTTTACTCAAGCCTTGTTGGTGTTCAGGGGTTCTATCGAATCCGTAAAAACAAAATGCGCCCGATAGCAGGCGAATCATTCGATAGTTTTTCCCAAATCCATTGCGGAAAAATTACCATTGCGATTGAAGCGCCCAAAGGCCGGGACATTTGGAATTTTAGCGTAAGCGCTGAAAAATAATTTCAACCATGGGAGCGCCCTAGCAATAGGGCGTTTTTAATTATGATAGAATCACAAGCTTTTGGAATCGATAATGGTGCAATGTTTCTCATTATCGTTTTTGGTTTAATCGGTCTTTACAGTATGGTGACAAAATGACAATAGTCGGTTGGATTGAAATATACAAGGATGGTGCAATCGTTGCAGAATGTTCACCATATTATGCTTTAGCAGAATGGATACAGAAAAATGAGTTTTAAAACAGTCAATCCTAAAATCAACGAACACTGCCAACAATCGCCGGACAATAACGCCGATATGGTTATGATGGTAGTGCTATCGATTCAGCAACCATGGCATGCTGTTGGTGTTCAAATGCGGGATTATAAAGCACTAGGCGCTGATAGTCGTTTCGTATGGGGTAATAAGCGCAAAACTTTTGATTGGTTGCAGGAACATAAACAGCAGTTATACCGGGATGCAATGGACGCAAAAACAGACAGCGAATTGATGCAAGCTTTTTTACAGGTTCCTGGACTAGGCCTTGCAAAGGCCGGTTTTTGTTGTCAGTTATTCGCCGGTCGTGTTGGTTGTATAGATGTTCACAATCTTAGGCGCTTAAACATTGCGTCTTCAGTGTTGACATTGAACAAATCAGCAACCGATGAAACAAAGCGCAAAAAAATCGACGCATATATTAGCGCATGTAAAGCCCGGCGAACTAGTTGGCTATGGGATAGTTGGTGTAAATTGATAGCCAAAAAAGACCCTAAACGATGGATAGATGGTGATCATGTTAGCGCTGTACACTATGATTATTTAATCGATGCATAGGGACAATGATAGTTGGATCGACAAGGTATTGAATTGGATAGTTGATATTCTTTTCAATTGAGAACAACAAAGCCCGGTAAAGACTACCGGGTTTTTTTTTGTTTATGGTGCGGAATTTTTAGGACGTTATTACCAGTGTAGCACAATAAAGCTTTAGTGGGTACTATATAGCCTCTTCTTTTTCATGCTACCATGGTCTAACAAGACTATATAGAACATTGGCATAGTCTTTGCAGGCTTCCCAGATCTATGCAATATCCATGCCAACTCTTCAGCCAACCAAGACTGGCATGATCTTTGCAGGCTAGCAAGATGCATGCCAAGTCTACGTAGTTGCAAATGGTAATCGTAATGCAAATGATTCGCATTCAGCCGCTTGTATAAACTAGGCCGACCCTTCATAGCTAGGCCGGGGGCGTCTTTATAGTCTTTGTAATTTTCGCAGTACCTATTCAGACTTGCAAGAGGCCAAATTTTAAAAAAGCGTTATATTATAACATTTGCAAGGGTTTAATAGTGTTTTATAAGCCTTTGAAATCTTTATAGAATCTGTTCTGAAGCAAATACTACCATTTTGGCATAGAAATTGCTTGACTTTTTAAAATTTGTATGGTATAATACAGTGATTACGGAGAATCTATTGTAGACCCATGACTGAAACCACAGAAATTAAGAAAAGAGGCCCCGGAAGGCCTAAGAAAGGCGAAATTGTTGCTAAAAAGAAAGGCAACAGAGGGGTTGTAGGCAGACCTCCGGGTGATGCCGCCAGAATTAATGAATTTAAAGCTAGATTGCTTGCCACTTCAGGTGACCATGTAATCAGTAAGATAATACAAATTGCTCAGGATGATGAGCATCCGGGTCAAATGGCCGCATTAAAAATGTGCATGGATAGAGTATTGCCATTGTCTTATTTTGAAAAGGATAAGATGTCTAATGGTAAGTCTTCTGTATCTATTACCATCACAGGTGTTAATGGAAACACCACAATTGTTGGCGGAGACGATGAAGATATTATAGATGTTACCCCTGAGGATAAAGAATGAGTAAAGAAGAGTTAATTGAAATAGTCAAAGAAGACCTCATTCGCCATGAAGGGTATGTGACTGAAATATACTTATGTTCTGAGGGCTATCCTACCTTTGGTATCGGCCATATGGTCACTGAAGAAGACATGGAGCACACTTGGCCTGTAGGAACACCAGTCACGGATGCACGTATTTTAGATGTATTTCATTCGGATTGTTCTGATGCTTATTCTGATGCTTGCGCTTTATTTTTAAACTTAGACAGCCATCCGAAAGATGTTCAAAGGGTGTGCATTAATATGGCGTTCAACTTAGGACGCAATAGA